AATACGGGTGGCGAGAACTTCGTAATCTGGTTCGGATGTGATCATACCAACACAAATTTCAGCGGAGAGTGTGTCGATCTCCTGTGCAGTAATGTTATCGTACATAGAAGAAAATACCTGTTGTGCAACCTTAGAAGAGTCGCATTTTTCCGAGAGTCCATATGTTAAATTCTTGATCCTATTGGTGACGTTGTCAAATTTCATTTCCTCAATACGACCTGAGCGTTTAATGACCCTCATATATCTAAAGTTCTAATTTTATTTTTAACTTACTTCTTGCACTCAAGATCCCCGCTCCTCACGGAGACGGTTCCAAAAGTTTCAAACTTTCGGTTGGGTTGGAGTAGGTAGGTGTTCACGAAGAATGGACCCATCTCACCAGCCTTGGCCACGGGAGGGTAAGAACCAACGAAGCAGGTTGGGGGTTGGCACGGGATTTCCTCATACGTTGGGGGCTTGCTGGCATACACTTCGTTAAAGTCAGCGAAGTTCACCATTTACTATTCACACACAATTTTTTTCGGCGACTATATTAAATGTGTGATAACCTACACCTTGATTCTCTTCAGCAGTGTGAGACTCCATTGAATACTCTTTTCTTTTCCGATTTCAATAAAAATCTTCTCCAGCGTGGGATCCGTCAGACGTTCAAGAACAATACAGGCATTGCCATCGATTACCAAAACCCAGATGATCTCTATGGTATCATGCGAATGGTGTTTATCAACAACTCCGGTGATCAATACAGTCGAGTGAATGAACAGGTCAGGGAGATTAACACTCGTGTCATCACCACCGCCCTGTCCCAAATCCAAACCGGTGTGTCCCAATACATCGCGTATACCCGTGACATCGATACAATTAGTGTTCCCCTGGATCAGCCAGTCAATACCAGTACCTACGGAAAGAAGATTGACTTCAACAACAAGATTGGTATCAATTAAAGATTGGAACCCAAAGAATAATAAGTCATGAGCCTAAACTATTACAAAGTGGAAACTGAGAAAGTGTGTAGATCCAAGGGATGGGATCGTGCCCCGTTGGATACGGTATGGCTCTTACTCTCGGAAGAAGTTGGTGAGCTCGCATCTGCGATCAGACAGTACAAGAAAACGTTCAAGAAACAAAACCTCAAGAAGGAGCGGGGTACTGATGTCATGATGGAAATGGGGGATGTATTTAGTTATCTCTTCCAATTGGCGCACATGTTGAATGTTGATTTAGATAAAATGTGGGAAGAACATAAATATAAAATGAAGGACAAAAATTATAATGTGAAGTAGTACTAACAGCGATGAGTAAGTTTATGCTCAACGACGAGAATATCATTAATGACGTGAACCCATTTGTTACACACGACTTCTCCCTTCCAGGGGGTGTGCGACAGACAGGTGATTTTGCGGATTTTGTCGAGGTGAAGAAGTCTACTGGAGTACCAGTGGCCGAGAAAAGTGTCTTCTGTAGTACCGGTCTTTGTGCTGATGAGACTAAACCTTGTCTCATTAAGAAAAAGGTGCGCCCCCAACGTAACATTGATTACGGCTTTACACGAGACCGACCCCAACAGAAGATTGTAGTGGGTGTCTCGAACAAAAGTATTCCATACCTTTGGATATTTTTAGTCCTCCTTTTTATTGTTCTAACTCTATTATACGTAAGACGTTGAAGAAGTATTCAAGTCTCGACTTTTTCGTACATTCCTGAATAGCGTGGGGAATATACTTCTTACACAACTTCTTGATAAACTCCATCTGCCAAGCACTCTCCATATTTACACGGGGTGGTTGGAATGTTGGATCAATGATCTTTGTAGCATGCGCAATTCGTACATATACCTTACTAGACTGTTCATAAACCATGATATTTTCGAGTACAAGCTCTGCCATTCTCTGTCTAACCTCAATCGTTTTTTTCACCATTGAATCGAGAAACTTTTCGTAAGGAATCGAGTGCTTCCCGGATTGGAGGTGTATCCAATCTGCAAGTGGTTCTGTGTTGATATAATCCGTGAAAGTTGAGTACCCCTTTCCTTTCATATATCGGTCATATACGATTTCAACGTATGAAAGGTCAGACTCAACATCATGTACATGTTTAGCAGAACGGATAAAGGAAGTCATCTAGATTTATGGTGAGTGTTTTCTTTAAACACCTAAGTAGATCAATCGTAGCTGTAAAACTATGCTATAAAAATGTATTCTTCAATCGCCAACAACAGTTTTTCGTACCTATTGACCCTCGAAGATATACGAAAAGCTTTACCAGATGAGACCCGACCCTCATGGATAAAGATTACGACGATCACTATGGTCTCGAGCTTTATGCAAGTGATTGACATAAAGCGACTCCGAAGCACTTTCGAGAGGATCGGTTCCTACAAGATGCGACGCGAGGGAACGAACACCGATGGTTTTGAATGGACATTGAAACCCACTACATTTTACAACCAGGTGACACTCACCTACCATGACACGTACAGTACCAAGTCTGTCAAAGTGTTCCCCAATGGAAGTATTCAGGTTGCAGGGTGTTGTGACCTCTTTGACTGTAAGCGCATCATTACCCAACTCATCCAGATCTTCAAGACTTTTTTGGGTATGGAAAGTAGTATTTCCAGTGATTCCTTCCGAGTTGTCATGATCAACTCTAACTTCAGTCTCAACTACAACGTCAACCTCATGAAGGTGGCTGACTGGTTCGAAGAGTACAATGACATCTTCAAAGTTTCTTTCGAACCAGATAGATACTCAGCGGTGAAAATTAAATTTAAACCAGCCCATGAGATGAAAGAGATTACTTGCAGTATATTTAGTACTGGGAAGATCATCATCACTGGTGCAGAGACCCTTAAGGAGATTGCATTTGCATACAACACCATCAACCAACATATCAATGAAAATGTCGATATTAGAGTGTCTCGTACAGAGGAGACTGACGTCTTTGATATTTTCTTGGGGTACAAATGTGACCCTTTTATCAAAAAGCTCAGAGAGAAGGGGTTTGAATCTTGGATGAAGACAATCACAAACAGACGAATTAATTTCTAGTTTTATAATAACAAAATGTCTCAGCGACTTGGTATGGCCGATGGTCGGTGCTTCACCATGAACTCTTCAGCCCAGCTCTTTAACAACTACATCATGAAACAGAATAATATTTCATTCGAGGACAACTATTCGTACCGCCAACTCCTCCAAAAGCAGGGTCCCCAAGTGATGTCCCAAGTACAGGAGCAGCAAGGTAAGACGAACTGCAACAACTGCAACGTACCCCTCCTCAAGATGCCAGATATCTACTAACTGAGCGAAATCACGAAAAAAACTTTAAATCCTCCCTATAGAATGTCTACGTGTTCCATATGTCTAGGTGAAGTCAGACCGACAAGGAACAATCCCCCACTCCGATGTGGACATATATTTCACTCCCACTGTATCCAGGGATGGAAAAATCGAGGTAAGAATACATGCCCCACATGTAGAAAAGTATTTGATACAGCTAATTTTAAAATTACAGTGACGATTCAAAACAATTACACAGCAGAGGCAAACTCTGTGTTATTGAACGAAGAATCTATGTTTAATGTATTAGAACGATTTAACTATATTGAGGTCGAAAATGTAGCTGACTTGGAAAGCATTCTAGCGGACCTTGGGATGAGTCTTACCGACTTTGATACCAGTGTTTTTCACACAGAATGAACTACAGTACATCTCGTAGTTTAGACCCGGATAGTCACGGGAAGCCTTACGGGGATCCGTGATAACCTTTCCCTTCGCATCAGTCAGAAGTGGCCCAGTAGCCCACCCACGCTTGTGACTGAATACGTTCGCCTTGAATATGATACGCTTACCAACTCCAAATGAGCCACCTCTCTTAATCCGCGACTCTGGAACCTTAAAGAACTTTGCCACAGACACCATAGTGTCACCAGTCTTAATTTTATACTCAACTACACTGTGTTGCTTGTAAAAGTGGAAATCACCCTGGCGAATATAGTTTGTGGGTCTCCCAGGAGAGACAAACATCATAACTTTATAGTAACCCTTTTTACATTTTTCGTTAGCCTTGACTCTGTACACATTTTTAGGATTGTCAGAAACAACGCGATTGGGAAGACCCGTGCAGTGTGTATAAGTATGGTTCCCATTGGAAAGTCCAGAACGATCACCAGGAATGGACTTTTGCCACCTGTATGCCTCATAGTCACCCACCGCATAGGCGTAACAATTATTATTCCCAATACCAGTCGTCGTCCCCCAACGCCTGTTTGTGAACGTACTTTCAGACCCACTCACAGGGGGGAGCCCCTTCATTTATAGTTTGATTAGAAAAAAATATCCGTATGTAATAAATGATTCAGGAAGTTACCAAGGCTCAAAGCAAGTCTGACGCAGTCACCGAGTTTCTCATCTTTGTGCTCACCGTGCTCATCAGCACGTTCCTCCTCCGTCTCGTGTGGAACAGGTCTCTCGTGAAGCACATCACCATTCTCAAGCCCCTCAACACCTTGCTTGATGCTTTCATTCTCGCACTTTCCCTCCAGGTTGTGCGTGGCATTTAAACTTCCTTGTACCCAACAGTCTTCTCACCCTCAGGGCTGACGAGAGTGGGATACGCATCCATGCCATTGCACCCCTCTTTGTCACAATCGACAAAGGTGTGAGGTTTACCACTCTTCTTCATATGTTCTAACTGCTTACGAGTCCAACCACATCCCATGGTCCCATAAACAGTCCAATCCCCAGCGGCACCCTGTGTGACCGCACCCTGATTAATTTTCATGAGAATGATGATGTCGATAATCGCGAGAATGATGAACGCAAGCATTGTTTTATATCATACCTATACATTTATTTTCGACGTATAACAAGTCTTGGCTTCGCCTTCAACGCCGCAATCGCACGAGCCATCGCTACTTTTTGGTTGACTGGCGTTTTTGGTTTAGGAGCTTGTATGATAACTCGTGGTTGGGATTTCTTCACGGGGATCACCATTTGTAAGGCTGTTTCACCAGTAAAGAAAGGTTTCGAGAGAACAGTCTCAAAACTTGGAATCGTATGACTCTTATTGCCACGAAGCCTGTACATCTTAACCTTTTCTGACATTCTATCCAGATATTCGGGTGATAATAGAGACTGCACGAGAGATTTCACACGTCTTTCTGTCATGTTATGAGGTTGTATCGTCAGACCATACATGGTATTCAAAAAAAAGTGTAAATCATAAAACTTATCAGACTTTCTAGAGATTCCGATGTTTTTGTAATTGTTGGTATTAATGAGAGGATTCTTAATTCGAGGAAATACAGAAAATCCAAAATCAATCATGACCGCCTCAACACCACCATTAGAAATTGTATATTTTATGTCTTTCAACTTAATTTGAATATCCTTCTTGGGAACTGAGCGCACTAAAATATTTCCACCATGAAGATCGTGATGCCTAAACCCGGGATACTTTTCCTGAATGCGGTACAGGTTATATAGCACTTGCGCCATAACAGACTTTGTCGCTTCTAGAGTGGGTCTAGTTTCGAACCATTTCTTAAGTTCTTGTCCTCTAATGTATTCGGAATAGAGAATGTCTTTGTTGTCACATGTTTTATACAAGTACATTTTGGGGACAGCAAAACCTTCCAACTTTTTTGCAATTGTGTATTCCATTTTTGGATTGATAGTGTCAAGTGCATTCTTATACTTTGCGAGTGGGATGTTATCAGTCAACGAAGGTGTCTTAATTTCTTTGTAGACGATGTACTTCTCACATTTATCATCGACACATCCACGATAGACCTTACCGTACTCACCTTCACCAATTTTTACGGCTCCCTTGGTCATCGTTCCATCTTTCTTTTTCAACCAGAGGTGTGACGCAGGGGCGCACGCCTTTTTACCCCTGAGTATTTTCTTTAGGGTAGCGTTCATGATACTATTACATTACATATTTTTGTAGTTTGTCGATACACTCAACATAGGCTTCGTCTGTGAGAACACCCCTTCTTCTCAAACTTTTGTAATGTTTGGCGACAATTTCGATATTCGATTTCATCCATTGTATTTTTTCTTTATTGAGTTCCTGATTTTTATGAATCCTCATACACTCACCTTCGTGGATGATTGCCTTACATATAGAACACCCTCTATTTAGGGTTCGTGTATCTTGACAGACACATTCGTCACCAAGACTGCACTGACCCCCAACCAACCATCCATTCATCCCCGCACCAAAATCTGTGTGCACAGCTTTATCATGTCCCAGAATGATAGAGACATTTTCCTGAACGGTTCTGGGAATACATCCATCACATTTAAACACATCGATATGAATTGGACCATCAAAGTTAATTTCATTGTTAACATTTACTAAACCGAGATTCATTATTATATTCGTAAGAAAATTAATTAATCTTACCAATATGGTTTTTTAAAGTGTATATAATTTGAAATTTACTCATCAACCTCTTCTTCGATCTCTTCCTCAACCTCATCCTCTGGGAGATCGAGACCTTGGAAGGCGAATGAAGGAAGTTTGACAGACTGTTCGAGGAGCGTCTGTTGAAGGCGAATGGTGACACCAAACTTATTATCGATGAACCAAATTTGGTTGAGATCAACGATGGCCATACACTTCTGCCCCTTCTCGATAGTGTCAAGGGTGACAGGCTGCTTCTGCATCGAGTACGCTTCGGGTACAAAAGTCCCATCGGGTTTGGTGAGAACCTTGAGTTTGATAGTAGAGGGATACTGCTCCTTACC